CTTGTCTTCATCCTTCAAAACTTATACACGTTCTTTTTTCCTTTGTTTTTCTTTCTTATGTACTCCATAGGATCATCAAAAGCTGCGTTGAAGTGTCCTCCTCCTTGATGTTTCTCAACTACCGGAGCTATCCTGTTAATCCTATCTTTCGGTCTTTTATGTAAAGGCATTTCGCTTCTTTGTTTGGGTTTTTCCGTAGTTCGCGATTGATCCCCAATAGACTCCGCAGTCAATTGATATGGCTGGGTACTTCAGATCATTTAGGAAATCTTTGTATGACTCATACTCTCTTAAATCGCAATCATCTCGGTACTTTTTGAATTCTTGATATGTCAGGTAGCCAGGGTACGGATAGCGTCCGAAACATTCTGACAAGGGATCGTAAAGTATTTCTTCCCAATTGAAGTCATCTGTTTCGAAATCAATTGAACTATCGACGCGGATCAACCAATAGTTTGGGCGTTGATCCATAGTACCGAAATAGGCCAACTGCAAACCATCACCGAATTTTTCCGGATGAATAACGGGCTTGATAAAACTAGGCTGTCCCCAATGCCATGCTTTCCTGCGCCGTGTCTCATAAGCGATCAACTGATTTAATGTTTTACCATTAATCTTTCTAGCGGTGTTTACCTTTATCCTGTTCTTTAAGAGGGGCATAGACGTTAAGAGAAAAAGTCATAGTGATGAATCTTGCCGCACTTCTTACACACCATTGTCCTTTCGAGAACTAGGTCGAATTGTTTTTGCTGGTGGATGATTACCCACTGATGTGAGCAGGTCCACTTTTCCAGAAGTCGTTTTAAGAAGTTCATGGTATCAGTTGAGTTTTTTAGTTTCGGTTCCGATAAAACCAGTGTTCCCTTGCTGATTGACATTCTTTAAAAAATCAACTTCTGCCTTCGCGGAGTTGACAATTACTTGGGCAATGTTTGTAATAGCCTTAGCCTTCTCCACGTCCAGTTTGCCTGCCTTTATTTGCTCAATTGTGTCGAACAATGTTTCGCGCAGGTCTTGAATTTTCTTTGCCATATATCAGTTTCTTTAATCGGTTTAATTCTTTGATTGTCTCTTGCAAATCCTTTGGTAATGACAGGCTTTTAGCCTTGTTCATCTTAGCGTGTTCTGCCATCGTTATGACTTGGTAATCATCATCAATAACCCGAACGATCTCTCCCTTCTTTGCTTGCTTTAGATATCGACCATACAGCACAACCCTATTTCCAATCTTGATGTACTTTCTTGGGTGGTTTTCATACCATATCCTTACTTCACCATCTTTCATTCGGTCACGTTTATCCCACGCCTTGAAATGCCGTCCGTCCATATTGTTTAAGCATCGCAAAACATGCTCTTGTTCTGGTGTTCGCCGTAGTCCTAAATAGGACCGACGTTTCTCGATATGCTTCTTTGTCCAAGGGTAAGGCTTAGGGAATCTTTCGGCGAACATATCCGCCAAATACGTGTCGCCGATCCAACCAAACTCCTGAATTAGAAAAGCATCCATTTCAGCCGTCCACTTAGTCCATCCCTTTTGCATATTCATTTTCCGTTGTTCACTCTCACAAACTATTAGCCTGATTAAATTTTTCAGTAGCACCGCTCAGTAAACGGGAAGCTGCGTCCATTCTTTTTTGATGGAAGTCAACGATAGCTTGCTTTGCTAAGTCATAGCTCTTGTAATAGCCATTGTACTCTGTTAGTTTTCGAAACATCCGGCCATTGATCCAAACATTATTTTCAGTCTCACGGTCCAACTCAGCAGACGTAATGCGGATAAATAAAAAGTCAGCTTTATATATTAATTGTTTCATAGTTTTTGTTCGTTCACTCTCACATAGTAATCACTTACCTTTTTGTCCAGATGTCTTAAAGCTCTGATCTCTTTGTCTGTAGCTAACTTCTCTTTTACTTCAGAGTATAAGTGAGCATGACAGGCTTTGTAGAGTCGGATGCGGCGGGGTATCTGAATCATTATGCAATCAGTTTTAGTTGTTTGGTATGGTTAGTAAAACGCGCTTGCTGATTGTTGAAATATTCTTCATTGATCTCAAATCCGACATAATCTCGATTTTCCTCAAAAGCGGCTACCCTCGACGACCCGGAACCCATGTAACAGTCGAGAACTTTATCCCCTTTATTGCTGTATGTTGCAATCAAGTATCGAAATAGTGATACTGGTTTTTGAGTTGGGTGAATCATCTTTTGAACTGAGTCAAATGATGAGTCAAAGAATGAGTTTTCGTAGTCAACTGTAAAAACAGAGCGCGGAAACCTTGTGCCATCCTTCGAGCCTATATCCATTTCATGTGTGAAGGTTCCGTAATTCTTAGAGCCTCTTGCCTTGTTCCCTTTTTTGAATGATGGTCGCCCTTCTAATTTGTACTTTTGAGGATTATACACAGGCAACTTTCGATAGAAAACACAAACTACTTCATGCCCACGTAAAGGCATTCGGTTTGCATTTAGAAAGCCCGTAGCGATAGACTTTTCCCAAATCAAGTCATACCGAAAATTACGCTTGTTAGATGCTATCAAATCAGTGGTGAAAGGCTGGGCTGTCGTGAAGATCATCGCTCCATCCTCCTTAACAATACGCTCCCACTCAGGCCACAAAGCGTTTAAGTCAATTGGATTATCCCATTCGTTATTCGTCATTCCGTAAGGGGGATCAGTAACTAGTAGATCGAAATATCGATCAGGGTATCGCTTCATACCTGCTAAACAATCCTCATTAAAAACTTCTGATAAAGCCATACTCTCAGGTAATTAGAAATAGAAAGAAAAAGGTTAAGTGTCTAAAAGGTGCCGGCTCTCTACCGCGGACCGGCTTACGGTATATCTTAAAGAGAATGGTGTTAGAGTTATTCTATTCCAGACGAACTGGACTTCTGTATTCAACAACCTGCCTCAATCGCCATGTTGGTAGTTTTAACCTTTTACCTCCACTTGGGCTGACACCTCCATCCGATTTTCCCGGATTAACACCAATTCTCAATAATTCAAAAAAAACCGGGGGGACTTTTTACTTAAACCAAACCTTGATTATGAAAAAACTAAATCGGACCTCTTGCCCCCGGTTACCTGTATATCATCCGTCTGACGATTCAGGGTTTCTTTATTATCAATGACTGCCACACACTTGCTGGCGTATGGTGAGCCTTTACATTTTTTACTTGTTGGTAGCCTGCCCTTCTTATCATTCCCTTGTGTGCTGCTGATCTCGCTATTGCTCCCCAGGCTTTCTTTGTCGGAGGTTCAGGGATCAGACCTACACTTGCGTTCCTCACGTCCTCGATCATGAAGTAAGGGTTTATCTCTGCGTAGCCCTTTAGGAACTCTAAAGCCTTATCGCTCCATTTCTCATGTACTTGGTCGGCGTGTACCCTTGCAGCTTCAATAGCTTTGTCGGTTACGCTGAAGTCAAGTTCTCTCTGCACTGCTGTCATTCGTAGTGGTGGTTGCTGGTTGTTTCCCGCAGAGCGGGCAAGTATGTTCTGGTATAAAATATCTGTTGTTAAAATCCTTTTCGACCGGTACGCCTAACGCCTCAAGCATTTGCACATGCCTGTAAAATGATCGCTCACTTACACCAAGTGCCACGTGAACTGATAATCTTCGCCTTGGCTTTTCACGCAGGAAGTGAACAAGAGCAATCAGAGTTTTGAATGTTTCTCCGATAGGCTCCCTTTCTTTCGTTTCTTTTTTCTGCATTACCATAAGTTTCTCAATCAATTATCCCCTTAGCTGCTAGATACAAGACTGTAAATATTCCTGCGACACAAGCGAACGTTATCAAGGCCAGCAGAAAAGCGTCCCTGATCAAAGTCCTCTTGAACTTCTCGTTGTCATCCCCTAAGACGCAAAGCCTGTCGGAGTCTTTAGCTATTAGATTCTTTCTCATAACTCGTCAAATGATTTACCTTCCTCGACTAATGCGTTCTGAATGTAATTTGGATGTTGATGGATGTTTCCGCAGACCGCGAATTGATTACCACGCTCTATAGTGAAAGTCCAGAACATTGATTCATCAAGAGAATCAGCGCCATACTTTACATACTTTTCATACTCTGTGTGTAGAAGTGCTGCGAGTAAACACCATTCAGAAATCCACGTTACAATGAAGTAGTGATTAACGTCACCCTCCTCCAATTCAATGGTTTCTCTGAGAATATCACCTTCGAATATTTCGACATCCTTTTGGTCTGAGTGTCCGGTCGATTGCAGAAAAATTGTATCACTCGGCCAATCACATGATCCACCCGAAGTAAGCTCCTCAGCCAGATCAAAAGGCACTCCCATAAACTTATCGGAAGGAAGCCATGCTTTATATTTTGTTGCTCTCATGGGGTTAACAGTTTATTTGCTTAGTCTATTCGAACTATACGCGCTGTTCCGTCTGGATAGAATTCAATCGGATTATCAGCAGGGTTCTCGAAATCAATTTTGGCCATCGCCTTAGCGATCTCTACCATGCCGCCGTTACAAATCCAGTAGTCACGCTTTAAGAATTTTTGCATCCTTTGGAAAGTTGACAGTGGAAACGGGAGGTTATTAATTACCAATCGCTTCGCCATAAGGTCAAAAGGGGCGGAAGGATGATGCACAACAGACTTACGATTCACAGCGAAGCAACAAATGGTATAGTCGAATCGGTCAATCGTACTCTCCATCGTATCGCATGGTATTTTGACAACGTCAATGTCCTGCTTCTTACCGCCGATCATCCCGTAGCCCTTGATTGCGTTCTTTGTAATCATGTAGTGCTTGAACTTGAAGACCTTTCGAAGCAACACGACCAGCCGCGCCATAGTCTTACGATCAGCCATGAAGAAATCAATATCCGATTCTGTCATCTTGCCCGTAGAGAAATAGTCGCGCACAGCACCGCCCGCAATCCAGCAATTCAAATCTTCCGGGAAATGCTTGAATATCCAGAAGTTGAAATAAGACACACAGTTAGCCAACTGAGGAAACGTCTGCGGGTCTGAATGCCTTGTAACTTGATAGCTCATGGGGTTAACAGTTTGATTAAAAGTCTGGCTGAAGTTTTCCTTTGTAATGTTCAATGATCGCCTCAGTCTTATTTTTGTAATACGAATCGAAGTCTTTGAAGCCTTCCGGGCTTTGTTTGAAGTTTAAGAACAGCACGTTTCGAAGTCGCTGGCTTTGGCTCTTGCCCTGCATTTCAATATCAGCCTTGTCAACCAGGTCAATCTCTTGTTTGTCGATTCCTTTTGAACACAAGTAAGTCGCCACTAGGGCGTTATTCAGTCCGAATAATTGACCCGCTTGTGCCGGTGTAAGCTCAGGAGTGCCAAGTGTTATCTTGACACTCTTGTCCTTTCGCGTGGCGATGTTCTCAACGTATGTCGATAACAGAATCCCGTCCATTTATGCAGGTACGTTTACAAGTTCCTTCATGAATTCAGCAATCTTCTTTTTATCGACAGGCACGTCGTTGTCGATGCACTCATTCAAATACTCTTTGTATTTGTCGGCGAACGTTTTCACTTTGGTAAGCCCCTCGCGGATGTCTTTGTTCGAACGCTTCGAAAGCATTTCCAGACTATTCACACCATATATTTGGTTCATGATCCAGGTTTTCTTTTGCTTGTCTTCCGCGCCTGTGCCGAAACCCATTAGGGCAAAGCAGCCCTCAATTTCAGCGAACAGAATTTCACGTTCCTTTGCTGCGATGGAATACCTGTTTTCAAATTCTTCGAACGTGTCCGGAATTGTTGCGCCGTGGACTTCTCTGATTGTGCCGTCAAGCAGAACCTTTACAGCCGGGTAGAAGTCTTCGAAGGTCGGGTTCTTGAATTGTTTGCCGTCGATCTGTGTTGTACGGTCTTTGATGACCATAGCCTCACGCCATATTTGTTTCTTTTCTCCAATGAGTTCCTGAACCTTTTGCATGAGAACCAAAATATCCGGTTCGAATGCTGTTTCGGTTTCAGCCTTCATCTTGATTCCAGACTTATAGATTTCACGCTTGCCGGTATCTTCGTTCCTTTCGTCGGAATACTCGTACCCAGCGCGGCCCGTGAAAATGATGTGGCACTTTGCAAGCACGAATGGATTTGAAAACATTTCTTTCCATTGAGGTTTGAGTACACCCCAATCCTGAAACTCCAAGCGGTTGCGCTTGATAGGTTCCCCGTTCTTTCCGGGACGGTTGAGATATGCCCGTAAGAATTCCTCCCATACGTGGGTGATGGAGTCGATCAGTAGAATATCGGCGTTGCCATCTTCGCACCACTTGATAGCCTGGTTCAGAGCGGCAAGGCTTCTTTCTTCATCGTTGACCACTGCTTCGATTCCAGCCTCATCGAATTGTGGCTTCAATGCCTTGAATGCTTTTTCCGTATCGAATAATGCAATCGGCTTTGTGGATCCGATCAGTTTATGGACGCCGATTGCAACCTGTGTGGCGGTGAAAGTCTTACCGTCCCCGGCGAAGCCTTCGAATGCCATCTTTAAAAAAGGTCTGTTGTTTTCCAATTTCTTGAACATGGTTTTACTGTTTATCTTCTTTTTTAGGTGAATCGATTTATCCTTACCTCTGATTGTTTAACCTCTGTCATGGGAGCTTAAAGATTTCTGAATGGTTTGTTAATCTCCGCCATCAGGTCAAAGATTCTTTGATCCTGGCTTCCACCTACTCTGTCGCACAGTTCATCGAAGTGCCTGTCTTCGGCAACCCTTTCCCCGAATTCTTTCATCAGATAAAGTCCTGTTGAGGGATCAATGTCTATGGTTACAAAGGTTGTCGGTCCTTCTGTAGCATGTTCGAAGCTGATCAAACGAAGACCACACACTCCAATCAATGCCGGTAGCTCTGAGGTTTTGATACGTAGGGTTATCATGCTGCTAATGGTTTAGATATTTGAACTTGTTTTAGTGCTTCTTGTACATCTCGGACTAACCTACATGCACCTGAGATTTGACTCTCCCTCCAATACTTGAAGCGTTCGGCTTCTGATTTTTGGTCTGGTTTCTTCATGTGATGGTAGGCCACATAGAAGCATTTATCAACTAAGATCACCGCGGCTTCAAATACCTCGCGAGATGTGCCCCAATGGAATTTAGAACACGACATGCACCCACCCCAAAAAGTTGGATTGTTAGCATTGTCAACTGTTTCAATCGGCTCCAGTTTTCCACCACACTGATCGCAAACGCCATTGATTTTATCTAACCGTACTTGGCAATCCTCTTTTGTTAATTGGTATTTCTTAACCTCGGTCATGCTGCTATACTTTTAATGGTTTGAACTTGCTCTTTAACTTCCTGTATTATTTCACAGGATATTGAGACAGGATATTTTTCTTCATCTTCAATGAACTTCTGAACGTCGGCGTATATGTCGCCGCAACGAAAGAATCGATCCTGGGTAACGATGCAGTTATTCACTACGAACGTTCTTCCATCTTCAGACTCTTCACCGGAGTAACTTACTTTCACTTCCAGATTATCGTCTTTACCGAATAGTATGGCTTGAATGGTTTTCATGGCTTATTTGTTTACACCGTGATAACAAGACAATGTTTTCTTATACTTCAATCTTTGGGAGGATGTGCAATGGATGTTCGGGTAAGCGATCTTATCAACCACCTTTGCATCACAGAATGACCAGCACTCTTTAGCTCCACCAAGTCCGTAGTTGTACTGATTATTGTAACAACCAGAACACATAGACTTATTAGGTTTCAAGGTCTTGTACTCTTTTGTTACTTCTCCGTAGCCGTGATAAAGTGCCATAACTTTCTAATTTTGTTTACCGAATAAGAGGGCGGATATAGTGGTCATGGTTTCTAAGACTCAAATGGGATTAAACTAACCTCATGCATTCCAGCTCCAAGACTTTTTACTTTTAACTTCCAGCCCCGGCCAGCAGCAGTCACAAAATTGTCGGTTGCTAAAAGTGTTTCTTTAACCTGTTTTGATGTCATTGCCTGCTTAGCAAAAGAAGGATAGACGTACATTCTATCATTCAAGTGGTTCGTGGGTATTAGTTCTTTGGTTTTCATCTTTGTGGAAATTTGTAATCTTCAATCCTCACCTTGTTCACACTCAAAAGTGTTGCGCCGCGCTTGACATCACTACATTGCATTGCTCCCTCTAAATCTTCCGCAGAGACAGCAACCAGGTATTTTCCTGACGGACTGAGAAAAACGTAGGTATTGTTCCTCTCTGCTATTTCTTCGTCGATTAGTTCAATAGCGTGATCGATTGAGTCGGCGATACGTGCATTTCCTTTCCAATCTTCGCCTACTAACTCCGCGTCGTAATCACCACGGCAGAAAGTGTAACCACCATATTCCCAGGGGTCAATTCTGTATCCACGGTATTCTATCTTCTTGCTGTCCCAAACTTTCCAGCCTGGTTTAGGGTAATTTTTTAATTGTAGGGTTTCCATAATCAGTTTCGTTCCCGTTTTAATGAATCAAAGATACTACAGTTAAAACGGCTTTTGCAAACTTTTGTTTAGAAATCTACAAATTATTTTTTGCAACGATTGTATCCATATTGTCGTTAATAATATGTAAAATTGCGTCATCATGATAACAGTAGGGAAATTTGCACAAAAAAAGGGGATTCCAAGGGATACGGTGTATTCATGGATATACCGCAACAGGCACGATAAACTTGCTGAAGTGGGCGCAAAGCTGATCAGAATGCAGGAAAAGGGATTTGCAATCGAAGAAATAGAGCCAACAACAAAAGAATGTCAGCACCAGTAGGAAACCAATTCTGGAAACTAAGATCAAAACACGGCAGGGATAGGCTTTTCGCCAACGCCAAAGATCTATGGGAAGCCGCATGTGAATACTTTGACTGGTGCGACAACAACCCTTTCCATAAATCAGAAGCCAAAACAGTAAACATAGGTGACTATCAATCCCAAATAGAAATAGCCCAATTACCAGTAATGAGGCCGTACACCTTACACGGTCTATGTTCCTACCTAGATTGCAATACAGACTATTTCAGCCATTTTGAGACAGATTTAAAGGGTAAAGAGGGCGCGGAGTACGAAGATTTTCGTAGAGTCATCACGCGTATACGGGAAGTTATCTACAATCAAAAGTTCTCTGGAGCTGCTTCTGGGTTCTTTAATGCGAACATTATCAGTCGAGACTTGGGCCTAGCAGACAAGAAAGAAGTCGATAAGAAGGTGACTAAACTGAACTTTAAGGATGCAGAATAATATTTGGCATTTGTCTGTCTGTAGCGGGTACGTAGGAGCATATTTGCAGAATATTCTTTGGAAGAATCAGTAATTGACATAACCCGCCCGAAGCTCACAGCCTACCAAAAGGCTATTATCTACGCCGTTGTCCGGTTCACGGTAACAACTGCAGCAACTAAGACCGGCAAAACATTCTCGCATCTATGGTGGTTATTTGAGGAGGCTGGTAATTCAACAAAGCCCGGCGCTAACTTTTGGTGGGTGGCCCCGGTATTTAGTCAGGCTGAAATAGCATTCAATCGGTTAAAAAGGGTTATAGCCGGACATTCAGACTTCAAGATCAACCAAACAAAGCTGACAATAGAACTGCCGAACCTGGCAGTAATCCACTTTAAATCAGCACAAGATCCAGACACACTGTACGGTGAAGATGTCCATGCTGTGGTATTTGATGAGTTCACCCGGGCAAAAGAAGCTGCATGGGTGGCGTTACGTTCAACCCTGACAGCTACAAAAGGGAAGTGTAAGTTCATCGGAAACCCGAAAGGTAAAAAGAACTGGGGCGCGAAACTGGCAGCCAAAGCCCGTTCAGGGGAACCCAACTATCAATTCTTTAAAATCACGGCTTACGATGCTGTAGAGGCTGGAATCCTGGATAAGGAAGAAATAGAACAAGCTAAACGAGATCTGCCGGAACTGGCGTTCAAAGAACTTTACCTAGCAGAGGAAAACGAGGATCAGGCTAACCCGTTCGGGATGCAGCACATTAAAAAATGCTTACGTCCTTTATCCACAGAAACTCCGGTAGCTTATGGCGTTGACTTAGCCAAATCAAATGACTGGACTGTGATTGTTGGACTCGATAGAGACGGTCAGGTATGCTACTTTGAACGTTGGCAGTCCGACTGGGGTCAGACGCGGCGACGACTGATCGAGATTTTAAAGCACACCCCGGCCTTCATTGACTCCACAGGGGTAGGTGATCCGATAGTTGAGGACATACAGCGCGAATGTTACCAGGTAACTGGCTATCATTTCAACCCGGCATCCAAGCAAAAGTTAATGGAGGGATTGGCATCTTCAATTCAAAATGGTGAAATTAGCGTCATCGATGGTCACATGCTGGATGAGTTAGAGTCGTTTGAGTTCTTTTATTCAAGGTCGGGCCACGTTAAATATTCAGCGCCGGAAGGCTTACACGATGACTGTGTTTGTGCTTTGGCTCTGGCAGTTTCAGCCTATAAAGATCGTCCGGTAGTATCAACATCATGGGGAGCAGTATGAAAATAACCATTCACATAAACGGCAAGAAGGAAATAGCGGAACTCCCTACATCATGGGAACAGGTATCTTTCGGTAAGTTCTGCGACCTTGACGACTGCGGAAACGACAAGGTAAAGATCCTTTCCCTATTCACCGGAATCGACTATCAAACCCTACTGGACGCTAAGATTGAAGCCTTTGACGATATCATCGTAAATAGGTTGTCATTCCTTTCGGAGAAACCACAAAACACCATCCCCGATAAAATACTAGGTTACGACCTCCCTAAAAGATTGGAGTTCCAAAAGACAAAGCAGTACATCGACCTGCAGAACTACATCAAGGAAAGCCGTGATCTATCCCCAAAAGAGCAGCTTAAACGGTACACTTTGTATTGCGCGGTCTATGCCTGTGTTTCAGCTTACGGTGATTATAAATGGGAATGGGCAGAAAACCTGGCTCCGGAATTCTTTAACGCACCATGTACGGAGGTCATGGGTATAGGAAATTTTACTTTACTGAGGTTGATCGCATCGAAGAACACCACAGAAAAAACCTCCCTCCATCGTCCTACTCTAACGCAGAGATTCAAGCTGGTTTTAAAGCTCTGGCGGATTCGTTTAGCGTTGGCCTCTCCGTGGTCCATCTGGAAAAAGAAACTGGTTTAAGTGAAGAAGAAATACTAAATTGGACCCTATCAAAGTTTCACTACAGGGTTAGACTATACGCATGGCAAGCACACACGCAAAAGAAGTATCAGGAAATAATGAACAGACCTAAACCTGGAAAGAAAAAGTAAATGGACATCAAGGTAAAAATAGCAGAGCTGACAAAGGCAAAAGAAGCCATCGACGCTAGGATTTTGGAGCAATCGGAAGCCTCTAAAAGGCTGAAGGACACTATCAAAAAGCTGCAAAAGAAAGCCCTTGAAGTAGACGAACTGTTAGACTCAACCCCGGTTCTCGATGAAAAGAAGTGAGCTTCGTTCATTCGTTCAGTCCGGCGTTTCAGCCATTAACCCACAGCTAGCCTTTGATTCTGGTAAGCTGACAGACTTTAATTCCAACCGTAACAACGAATACCCCAAAGTATTTTACGAGTCCGTTCAGGAGGTCCCGGTCGACCTTGTCAACGAGATACTCCCCCTCGATCAATGGCCAGTTATCCTGCATATCGGGAAGAAGGACTCAATGGATTCAATACCCAATCAGTATGAACTCTTGATTGATGAGTGCGATGAAGTAGCCCAAAAACTTATACGGCAGTATAACCTTGTTTTAAGTGACTCCGAAAAGGTTACAGTATCGGGGTACACACGGCAGCCATTTGTTAAGAAGCATGCCGATTGCATCACCGGGGTAATACTTTCCTTTACGCTCAACGTTCCAGATCAAACGAATCTTTGCTGATGACCTCACTAGAACAGCTTGCAGCCACATTAAAGATCTTTGGTATGCAAGGCGTTCACGCTTTAAGGCATGATGTAGAAAGGGTCAGCGCCACTGGCAAAACTGCCGACTCGATCCGGTTTGAAATAGAGATCAGTTCAAGCGGGAATATTACCCTTACCTTTTACGGTCGTCAATACTTCAAAGCCCTTGAAACAGGACGCGGACCCCGCAAGAACTCCACCTACCAGGAATACGATTTAAGCCTTTTGGAGTACATGCAAGCCAAAGGGATAGGAGCAGACTTACCCGAAAAGAAGCGTAAACAGCTTGCCAAATTCTTAGCCTACCGGATCAACCGGGATGGTGACGAGGTTTTTAAATCCGGCGGGCGTGTTGTTTATACCCCAACTTTAACGAAATTAGTGTCTGAAATAAAACGTGCCATTGTTTCAGATTTCATAAAATTCAACCTTCGAAACATTCTGAAAAACTAAATGGCAGTAAGTGTAATAAAAAGACCAAGAACTAACATTACTAACGGGGCACCAGTAAGCTGCACAGTATTACCAGAAACCACGCCCGCTGCAGGAGTGGTTGACGTTACTAACGCTATTGTTGTCAGAGCGTCGCATGGCTTAGTAACAGGCGATTACGTGTACTTGAAAACCAATATTGATAGATACAATGGCTTTTGGTACGTGACGCAAAACGGTCCTAATGGTTTCAATATTTCACGGGACTTAACTGAAGATGCTACAGCGGCATTCATTAAATGGATTCAAGATGGCGAAGGAACTTATACAGCGGCAAGTGCTTTAACTAAGTGGAATTGTATCCACCTGCCAATAATATACAAACTTTCAAACACGCTATGGCCTACCAACTCTGCCGATACAACCAGAACAATGACAGTCACAAACTCAAACGGATATTGTGCTATTGTAGCAAGTGGCGATATAAAAACTACAGGTTCGGCAGCCAAATTAGAGTTCGTTAAAGTCACCAATGCCGGGGATTACAACGGAGTTTATCAGATCATTTCTTATACCAACGACACGACTTTCACGATTGACCTTGTTTATTCCAGTGACGCCGATACAGCACTGACAGCGGGCAACATTCAGTACTATTATAACAATTACGTCACCAAGGTTGAAGTTTGGGGAGGGCTGAACGTCGAGCATGAATTTTACAGTGTCGAACCTTACGAACTTTTAGGAACGCTTGACCTGATCCCTGACGAAAACAACGAGGTAAAGTTTTCAATAAGCGACATACTGAAAAAGAACATCGCGATTAAAAACAATCTATTGCTCGGGACACTACCAAACAACCTGGATGCCTTCACAAAGTTCTTTATCAAGTACGGCGAAGAATATGACGACAGCGACGGAACAACGTTAAGCCGATCAACAGTAAGTTATACAAGCGACTACTCTACTTTTCAAGGGTATGCAGTCAATGCAAAATTACCTTTTAAAAATGTGTACTCAGGAGCATTGAGTCAGTATGTCACTGCCAATTCAAGCCAGAAGTTTCTAACCAATTTTTCAAGACCTACTCTATTCTCAGGTCAGTACTTTGATCTTTCCTATGTTATCACAGACAGATACACGCTCATGGACTACAAACTACGTAGAGAGCGGTATCTATCAGGTGTACTTCAAGGCACTTCTTACGATGATATAACCATGTTCAACGATGGTGTATACAGAACACAAATAGAAGTAGAGGGAACAGAGGACAGAATTGATGCTTCGATTGTAGTCAGGAACACTGCGGTAACAAGGTCGGAAACAAGAGTTACCTCAGGTGCCCAGAGTAACACATACGATTTATTTATTCCGGCAGGAGCAACACCTTCAGCTACGTATAATTATTCTTTAACTCTCGGGGGATCATCTGCGGGCGATAGTGTACAAACTGTAATCACATATAATTACGACGACGGAACTACAGGTATAGTAGTTTCAGCATCCAGAAACACAGACGGAAATACAACTGTTGCGTCGACAGTGTTACCTACTCCTTCCAAAAATGTTGTTTCAGTAACCTTGCAAGTTAGCGTTAATGACGTACCTCCTACAGGCGGTGCTTTTGTGGGTCAGGCAGTGGTTCAGGTTGTTATCACCGATACACCAATGCCAGTAACAGAAACAAAGATCATTGACGTTGATTCAACTTGTTTACTGGCTAACGCCTCAGGGACTAATATTGTATGGCAAAATAACCTTGGAGGGTTTGATCAATGGTATTTTAAAGGCTACGCCGACGACATTGTGGATATAGTTGAAAGCACAGAAGCAGAACTAAACACTTTCCCGGATTTTCCTAACTCAGTGGGAGAGTTTGCCGACACAATCAATTACGAAACATCTCGCAGATCACGCACTCAAAAAGTCATCCGTAGTCAAGGGCTTACACTCGATCAATTGAACGCATTAAAATACATCAAATCTTCTATCTTAGTCCAGATCGTAAACTCAATCTATGATCGTCGGACAGTGATAGTAGATAAAAACAGCTTTAAAGTTTACACGGAAGGACAGCAAACAACAACCCCTTACACAATAGAGTTCACCATAACTTATACTGACGATATACCAAGTCAAACAATTTAACCCGGTGGACAGCGGATAACTGAACGAAGAAGTTTATGCGTAACGTAATTTTAACACACAATGAATTGCAGTTCAATTTATTTGCAGCGGTTGTAGAAGGTCTGCGGTCTGCTGAATTAACTGGACGCGGATTGTTCATCACCTACGGATCGACCGAAGACAGCTTTACAATTGAATTGTGGAAGTCAGCGAGTAAGCCAGAAGCAGGTGACGGCGTGATGTTACATCAACACAAGGTAAGTAAAGGAGAGTATCAAATGAACGACGTTCGTTTAGGGGTAACTCTAAAGTACATCGCGGATCAATGCACAAAGTTTGTTGATGACATAACTCCAATTCTTCACAAGTCGTAATAAAAAAGGGGAGGTAAAAAAACCTCCCTTATGTTCTATACTGATGACGTGCCTAAGTCAGAAAGTATAAAACGAAATGGCAACACAGAAGGAAGATGTAATTTTAAAATTCGAAGTAGAACAAGGTGACGCACTGACAGAATTAGAGCGCACCAAAAAATCTATTCTCGGAATAAAACAGGAACAGCAGGAGTTAAACAAAGCCTACAAGCAAGGCAATATAACCCTTGACGAATACGTGCAAGATTCGGTACGGCTTGAAGGCATCCTGAAAAAACAACAATCTTCCTACAACACACTTCAAAAGTCAGTCACAGGTGTAAAAACGCAGCTTGATAAGCTGATCGATTCAAACAAAGAAATAGCACAAGACCTAAAGAAAACCTCTGCGACAATGCAGAAGTTTGGCACAGACTTTATAACAGCCTCAAAAAGCGTAAATGTTGCTGGTGTAAGTATTGGTGATGTAACAACCAAAATAGCCTCATTCCTTAATCCAGCCACTGCGGCTGTTGGGGTCGTAACAGCCTTAGTCGGAGCCTATGCCACATCAACAGCGGGATCAAAAGATTTACAACTTGCCACAGATCAACTCAGCGCTGCCTTTGCGTTAGCACGGGATAATTATGGCGCTTTCGTTGAAGAGCTTGTAACAGGAGAAAGCGGTCGGGGAGGAAAGGGTATTTTCGAAAGGCTATCAGAAGGATTTACCAGAACAATATTTGGAGACAAAGTCTATAATAAATCCACCTTAATAAAACTGGCGCTTGAGGATCTTCGCAAATTCAACAGAGAAATGAATGATGCACTGAGGGCATCAAAGGCTTTTGAAAAAGCATCCGAAGATGCCAGGCGTGTAAGGGACGATGATCAAGCCTCCATTGAGCAAAGGGTTAAAGCGGTTCAAGCCGTTGAGGACAATCTAAAAGCCAGTGAACAAGTAAGGGTAACCGCATTAAGAAAGCAAATTGATTTGGTTCGTGAGGCCTCGGTAGAATTTCAAACGTATGGGTACCTCTACAATGACACCCAAACGCTTGATGAGATTTCAAAGATCGCCGCGGAAATAGCCGACATCGAAGAATCGGTTAACGGCAAGCTAACAGAAAACATCGCAGCCAGAAGGCAAATTTTAGCCCTTGCAAACGATCTGAAAGAAAGCACCAAAACAGCGGGAGGGGCATCCACAAATAACAACACTAAGGCCGTAAAATCATCGGTTGCCAACGTTACAACTCCTTCAGATGTACAAGCGGCAAACGTTCAAGTAGGAAATCAGCAATACCTTAACAACGCCTTAAAAACACTTGAGCAGCAACGCACTGAAGACGCTAACGCGGCCGCAGCCGAACGTTTTGAAAACCAACAAGCATGGGACGCAGCTACTTACGAGTCTGCGGTTGTAAGCTCCATGCTTATAAACGATGCGTTAGCCGGACTATTTAAAGAAGGATCTGACGCGCAAAAGTTCTTTGCCTTTTCTTCTATTCTGGTATCAACCGCAGACGCTATTGCAAAGGCTACCGCCGCTGCTTCGGGTGTTCCTTTCCCTGGTAACATCGCGGCTATCGCAACCTCAGTAGCTACGGTACTTGGAAACATTGCCAATGCTAAGGACATATTCTCACAGGCCGCAGGTGGTGGTGACTTCATTACTCGTGGTCCATCCCTTCTTATGGTAGGGGATAACCCAGGTGGAGTTGAGCGCGTAACAGTGGAACCCATTTCAGGAAAGGGACAAACAAAAGTCTACGGACCTAACCTTGTGGCGATGGCCGGAGGTGGGTCCATCACTACAAACCCAGGCGGGCTAATATCGAACTCATTAACGGCAGATGTTAACACTCAGTTAATGATGGCTAACATGTTCAAGCAGATGCCTACCCCATCCATAGGGATAGAGCAATTCAATAGAGCCAGCAAACTACTCACCACTAAGCAGAACGCAGTAAGGATATGATGTTGAAAGTCGGAAACGAATTTGTAAGAGACTTCACTGAAGATGTGGACGTTGAAAAAATATCCCGCGTTTTCGAGGAAATATCATTCACCTATGGTGATTACTCCTATCAATTTGAGCTTAATGCAACAACTCCAAACCTGGATTTGCTTGGACTACCGGCATTAGTTGATCTTGCCGACAAGCCGATTTATAATACCATCGACGCGGCCTTGTGTGATGATGAAGGCTATGCGCTGTTTTATGGACAGCTACGCGTTGAAAATGTTGACATTGACACAAAGAGAATAATCTGTTCTTTCTTCTCAGGTAATTACAACTGGATCGCGCAGTTAACGGGGAACGTAAACGATCTGAACCTATCGGAATACGATACAGAGTTAGACATTACCAACATATCAAACTCATGGTTAAATACCAGTGGGCTTGTTTTCCCTTTGATCGATACCGGAACGCTAATAACCAGGTCATACAGAACGATAACCCCGGCAGATTTCAATGGGTGCTTTTATGTCAAGACGTTGTTTGAGAAGATATTCTGGTCTGTAGGTATCAAGTTCGACGGTGACTTGGTAAATGATTTCGTATTCAATAACCTGATCATCTGCAAGAACAACAAGAACCTCGAAGATATTAACAGTGCATCGTGTTACGTTCAAAAAACGTCAACCACTTCACAGCCTTTAGAGAACACGCAGTACAAAATAACATTCGATAACGATTCGGTTTATCCTTACTTCGACGGTGACGACGACGCATTTGACTTAGCGAACAGCAGGTGGATAGCTCCATACGATATGACTGTGGAGGTTGAGGTAGGACTAGAGCCAGACATTGACGACTCTAGTTACAGTAACCGGATTTACATTTACATCAACGGTTCTTTTACATTCGTTGATATCGGACTTTCTATCGGAGGACTTTACAACACGGCCCGCGTCGGCGGAGATCTTACCGTATACAAACAAACGATTCAGGTTTCAGCCGGTGATATTGTGGAGGTGTACGGGGAATGGCAACAGTCTTCCGGTTCAACAGCCAACGATATTGTTTCCGGTTACTGGAAGATGACACCTAAATTTATCTTCAATGTAAAAGGTTCTTCAGTTGTCCCAACATGGACAAAACAGGAATTCGTTGCCAATATCTTAAACCTGTTCAATGTTGTTAGTCACTACAACCCATTAACAAAGGTTGTTACGTTCAATTTCTTCGACAAGATCAAAACCAAAACAGCAGTAGACCTATCGCCGTATATCCAAATTAATAGCGTCGATTACTCTGAATTCATTTCCAACTATGCGAAACGGAATGTATTTGCATACGAAGAAGGCGAAGACGAAGAAATAAGAGATTACAATGTTACTAAGTTCATCAAATACGGAGCTGGTGAAATAGAAGTCGATAATGATTTCATTGAGGACACCACAGACGTAATACAGTCTAAGTTTAAGACACCGATCAGCTATTTAAATGGTCCTTTTGGTTGCAGTTTGGAGCGCGTGAACTTCATGGAGATCGACGAAAGCGATGAAGTAGATTTCACATCCGTAACCGACTCATCAGGGAATGCAAGGTTTAACACCGCTAACAATGCGTTTCTTGTGGGTGACTTAGTGCGAATTAAAGAGTGCAATTTGAACGAGTATAAAGGTGACTGGCGTGTATCAGCGCGTGACGTTACCTACTTCGAATTGCAAGGCGTTCCGTTCCAGGAAAATGCAGTAGGTAAAGCAAGCAAGGCAACGCGGACACCGACCAGTAGCGACGACGTTTTCTTGTTCATCAATTTACCCAATTACAGCGTACCGAATCTGAGTGAAAGAACAACGTTCAATTTCCCTAGCGCCATCAATCCGGTATCATCTATATCTTATGCCTACTTCAATATTTTAGAGAACGGGCAAACGATAAACACACAGTATGAACAGGGATTAAGTTTCGGAGAGGTTGACAGTCCATTCAGCTATCAACGCACATTACTGGAAACCTATTGGAGAAACTTTGCGTCGATCCTGTCCGACCCTGTTAAGCTAAAAGTAACGGCACATTTACCGAAAGCGGTTTACCTATCATTGACCCCATTGACACCCGTATATATCAAGCATGATAAAACAACTAACCTTTTTTATATCAACCGGAACACTGGCTATAAGTCCAGCGACAAACCGTGTTACTTGGAATTAATCAAATTATAAAAAAGATGAAGCGAACAGGAACCCCGTTAGACATGAGCGAAGCAGAAACCAAAAAAGCTGTTATGTGTGGCATCGCCGCGCCTTATGCCTTGCGAGACAGATCTATTTTAGAGGACATTAAAAGCGGTATGACCATCGGGGCCGTGGCCGACAAACACAGAATATCGGAGCGTACCGTGCAACGCGTGAAGCGTACCTATCTTAACGGGTGACATTTTCTGTCATGCGTAACCGCTCTTATTCTTTTGAAATTAGCGGCATGACACAGGATGTAGGGCACATTTTTATCGACGGCGTTATTGACGACGGCACCTTGTCGGAAGTCAAACAACAGCTATCAGCGAATGCAGGTAAATCAAAATTACTCCTTCGTATTGCCTCACCTGGCGGATCCGTTTATGCCGGATATAAAATCTATCACGCACTCAAGGCCGCAAACAAACCTATAGAAACCATCATCGAGGGCGAAGCCCAAAGTATGGCCACCTTTATCGCACTAGCTGGCGATAAGATCAGTATTTGTAACCCTTCTGTTTTCATGATCCACAACCCGCGTCAAAGCATGCAGGGTTCAACAGCTTCGGATCTGATTAAAGGCGCTAACGAATTGATCCCAATTGAAGAGGAAATGGCTAATGCTTATGTCCGGAAAACCAATTTACCATTGGAGAAAATGAAGGACATGATGGCAAAGGAAACAACCCTTACAGCCCAACAGGCAAAGGAGCTTGGATTTGTGGACGAAGTAGTTGACGGTCATTATTTAAAAGCCGTAGCCATCGGCAAACCAATTAAAAAGAACATGGAAAAAACATTAAAAGACAAAGTACTTGCTATGGTTGCGAATATTATCAGTGGCAACCCTACTGCAATGGATTTAGAATCTGATAAAGGCATGCTTAACGTTCAATCCGAAGACGGTGAATTTGTAGGCAAGCCCGTAACGCTTAACGGTCAACCCGCAAGCGGATCATTTGCATTGAAGGACGGACGCACTTTGATCGCTGAAGGTGGCGTAGTAACTGAGGTGAAAGCCGCAGCACAAGCAAGCCCAACGCCAGCACCGGCACCCGCTCCGACACCTGCCCCAGCTCCCGCACAGACAGCAGAGCAAAGACTCGCTGCAATGGAAGCAGAATTCCAAAAGCTGAAAGCAGAAGCAGAGGCCGCAGCACAAGCGAAAGCGAAAGCCGAAGAAGCTGCAAAGATCGCTGCACAGGAAAAAGAAAAGGCAGTGCAAGCAGTCGCAGCCATCAAAAAAGAAATTGAAGCAGAACCCGTAGGCGATCAAGGAGCGCCGAATAAAGGACCAGCTATGTTAGGACCAAATTCACGCGGACCAGTAGCCGCACAGGAAAGAGATAAAACCATGCGTTTCTTCGCGGAACACATGCCTTGGATCTTCCAATACTACCCTGAAAAAGAAGTAGCCGCGTATTCGTCAGGCCCGAACATGGTTTCGATCCTGGAAACGAACTTCAATTATACCTACCCTGGTATTTTGACGACTGAAATTTTCTACAAGCCGACCCTTCAGGCACCGGCATTGTCGGATATTTTCACCATCGATCAAGGGATCAAGGACCGCAAGCGTTACAACCTTGTCACACAGCTTGACAAGATACTTCGCCCTTATACTGGATGTACCCGTACATTCAATGACAACCGCCAGCTTGTGACTAACACAACTGTGCAGACCAAAGAATTCCAGGTTTCAGAATCATGGTGTAAGGATGACTTTACAGGCCAATTGACAGGCGCGTATAACCTACTCGCTCAGGAATGGTTGAAGACTGGAAACCGTTCTTTTGATCCTTCGGGAACTCCGATTGCAACAGTGATCGACCGCGTACTTGCTGACGCATTGCAGCGCGACGTATTCCGCAGAGTATCTTTCGCGGCTGGTAACAGCTCGGATGCAGACTACAACCAAATCGACGGTCTGTGGGATCGCTTGATTGATTCGTCTGGTGCCTCAAACTACTGCGTACGCAGAGCAGGTACAGCGCTCGGAACAGCTGCGCTTTCAGCGGGTAACGCACTGACGCACCTTGAAACAGCGTATTCACAGAGCAATATTTTGTTGAAGAACGCACCAGGTAAGAAGTTCTTTGTAACCCATTCGATCTGGGATAACTACTACAACAGTTTGATCGGAACCGGCGCGGTAACAGAGCAAGCATTTGAGAACTTGCAGAAAGGTTTGACGACCCTGACTTACAAGGGCATCCCGGTTATTCCGGTTGACCTGTGGGATTCTTTCTTGGCAGAAACAGACAATCCATTGTTCGGTACAACCGCGCACTTGATCCTGTTGACTGTAAAAGAAAACCACATTCTCGGCGTAGAACAAGGCTCAGACCTCAACAAGATCGAGGGCTGGTATGAGCGTAAAGACCGCAAGTTCTATTACGAGTCAGACATGAAGTTCGGCTACAACTACCTGCATTGCGATCTTCAAACGATCATGTACTAAACAATAGGAGGGTAAGATTATGAGCTGTAAAGTAACAGACGGAATCGATAACTCCTGTTCGGCACTAACGAAGGCTTCAGGTTTAGGTAAAAAGTTCTGGGTCGGCTATCTGTCCGACCTGGACACTCCTTTCTCGATAGCCCAAACTGCTGATATAAACTCCATTGACTTTGGCGCGTATGGTGTACTTTATCCTTTCGAGGGTTCAAAGTTTAGCCATGACTTCACATGGGAAATGGCCGTAGCATCGGGAGGTAGTAAGAGTTTCAACCAGGCTTTCAACTGGAAGCTGATGCCAGACTCCACAACCGACGACGCGAACGTACAAAGCCTTTTAATCGGTGATGATATTTTCATTATCGTGGAGGATATGAACCAGGAATTTTTCCTGCTGGGCGCGTCGAACGGACTCACGGGAACGTCTGGCACAGGTGGATCAGGTGGAAAAGAACAGGGCGGAGATACCGCAGATAGCGGTACTTTGAGCGGTAACGAAAAGACAAAACCTTTGCGTTTCCGGCTTGGAGGCGGTTACGCTGCAACAAAAGCGTACCTGGAGAACTTTGAGAACTAGGTTCCACAGATCAGGGAATAAAATTCTCTTTATGAGGAAATAGGACAATTCGAAAAATTTTATACCTTCGCTTCATGTTCGTGCCAAACATAAGGGTAATTAGTTGGTTTATTATTGGGGGTTTTCATAGACCTACCGGGGGAAGGGCGGCACGGCTCGACTCTCGGTAGGTTTTTTTATTTGTATATGACGATCACAAAAGAAGAAATATTGAACCGCTTAAAAGCCTCTCGTCAGATCAACACTATGGAGGTGACAGATAATTGGAAGGCTGCATTTGATCTATACAACGAAGCCAGGGGTACGAAGATGAAAGCGGAGCATAGATGCAGTAAGTGTTATCAAATGGTTTTGGATTTTTTACAGGATGTGAAATGACCTTAGACTTCATCCAGATATATTACGCAGATGATCAGCTCAAAGAATGTTACGATTTCGCTACGCCTTACAGGAATAACACGCTCACGGATTACTTTGAAAATAGCGTTATTAAATATTTGGTTCCTAAAAGTTCGGCTGACTACATCGGCATTGCTTCATGGAGACTCAGACAAAAAAGACAGGATGGATTCTGTCCAATGATATTGAAGATTTACGGCAATGATGATTTGAGTTTGGACAAGTTGAAGGATGGAATAAGGGCCAGTGATGCCGACATCGTGAACTTGCGGCCCTTTTCTTCTTCTCACAGAATGCTACACATGGCTAACGTTTACCACGGTGGAAGCATGCACGACTACGCATGGGATAACGCCATGAAGGAACTGAAAAATATTATCGACATTCCCGAAGAAGTTGAAACCCCTATATATGAAAACGCTTTCATTTGCCGCTCGGATATTTATAAGTCTTATGTGGCTGGGTGCCTCAATCCTGTCATTGACTTTATGTCTACACGTAGTGTGTTTTTTGCCGACTCCGGTTATGCCCGTAAAAAAGAAAGGACAGATCCTAAAGCGGTGGAGATATATAAAGCGAAGACTGGCAGATTAGATTGGCCAATAGCTCCATTTGTTTTGGAGCGGTTATTTAGTATCTGGATCAACGGTAAACAATTTAAAATAATAAATCTTTGACGCATCAAGTGAATTTTCATCCAGTCGGGCGCTGTGGAAACGTCCTTTTTCAGGTCGCCGCTACTTACGCATACGCTCGTAAATACAAGTGCCATTGGGGTATACCTTCAGACACAAGAGAGGTGCCACACTTCCGTAAAATGTTTCCCGCTGTTCCGGTACTCGATGGTAACTTTAAAAGAGTGAACAGAACAGAGCCGGTGTTTTTCAATTATGAACCACTACCAAACTTCAACAGAGATATAACACTGGTCTTTGAAGGGTACGACGAAGAAATAAAGAAAATGTTTGCATTGGCAATACAGCCAATGACCGCAATCTCATTGCATATCAGAATGGGCGACTATGCAACAAATCCGAGCCACTTTCCGCCGGTTACAATGGAGTACGTCAGGAAGGCGATTAACTGCATGCCTTATCTAGAGAGTCCTTCATTCCCTGATCAGATAATGCCATTTAAAAAGATTATTGTTTTCTCAGACGATATAGAATACTGCAAAAAGAATCTCGAACTATTGAGAACACCATCAACATGGTTTGAGTACTGCGAAGAAAAAGACGAGTTCAAGTCACTTTCTTTGATGGCTTCATGCTCACATCACATCATTGCAAATTCTTCATTTTCCTGGTGGGGTGCCTTCCTCGGACATAACCCGGATAAGATTGTAGTGTGTCCCTCTTATAAAAACTGGTTTGGCCCTGAGAACGGAGTACAAAACCCTAAAGACATTCCTTGTAGCAACTGGATTCAAATAGAATATTAATGATCAGCGTTTGTTTTACAACCTATAACCGGACGGAGTTACTTTGGAAAGCATTCAAAGACATTCTTAGTCACCCATTCGTAAATGAAATAGTTATCGTTGACGATGCCAGCGATAAAGTAGATACAGCAAAGTTCCTTCAATCAGTTCTGCCCGCCGACGACTGCGCAAAGGTTAAGCTATTCAGAAACGCAATGAACCTCGACTGTTATCGTAACAAGCGCGAAGCAATTTCAAAGGCCTCAAACGAGTGGGTTTGTATTCTGGACTCCGACAACCAATTCGACAAAACATTCATCGATCGTTTAGAAAATCTATGGATCGCCGGACTGAATCGTAAGACTGTTTACCATCCATCGTTCGCTAAACCTCACTTCGATTTTAGAAAGTACGAATCTTTCTTAATCGACAAATCAAACGTAGGGAAGTACATGGTAGACGCAACATTCTCAACCATGCTAAACGCTTTCAACTACTTTGTAAACCGTGACGAATATTTAAGAGTCTGGGACGGCAGCATTGACCCGGTGACAAGTGATTCAATTTACCATAACCTGAACTGGCTGAAAGCTGGAAACAACTTCTATGTCGTTCCAGGATTAGAATACACGCACCGAGTAGAAGATCACGGCAAAGAAGAAGAAAGCCACTACAAAAAGAACGTGCGCAGAACGGAGCGCGGACTACATCAAAGAATTGAACAGGAATTAAAAACACTCAATGGGTAAACGATATAAGTACAGCGCAATTTATGTGTTAGTTGCTCCTGACAAGAGTGCTTACGTAGGGCAAACAACTGATTTAACCAATCGCAGAAGCCGATACAAGACGCTCACATGTCACAACCAAGTAAAGGTTATGGACAGCCTCAGGCGCTATGGATTTGATTCCCATAGAATCGATATTCTAAAACATTTTGAGTACAAGCCGAACAGGACTGAATTAGATTTTTGGGAGAAGTTCTACTACTCGATTTTTGAATCAGCAGGGTACAGTATGATGAACTTAAAGGCACCGGGTTGGAACGGAAAGCACAGCGATTGTTCAATTGAAAAATCTAGAGTTTCCCACGCCGGACAAAAGCCGTGGAACACCGGCACTAAGGGTGTTTGTATTGCGTGGAACAAGGGTCTTAAAAAATCTGATTATGCGAACCGATAAAGTTGCTTTCGTTGCTGGATCATCCGGTTTTATAGGTGGTCACTTGGTTAAACGCCTACAGTCTGAAGGATATTTTGTTGTTGGAGCTGACATTGAAGAACCAAAATACAACAAGCCTGATAAGTTCTATCCGTTCGATTTACGGGTAAAAAATCTTGTAGCACAAATATTCTGGCCAAATAAATTTCTTGAAGGTTACGATCACATCGATGAAGTTTATTCACTCGCCTGTTTAATGGGTGGAATGGGTTACATAGGAAAACCAGAATACAGCTATGACGTAATGATTGGGTCTACTCAGATCATAACTAACATTCTGGACTGCTGCGTTAACCGAGGCATTAAAGTTTTCTATTCCAGTTCAGCGTGTGTCTACAATCAGCACATACAGGAAAGTGAAGCTAACCCAGGATTAAAAGAGTCAGACGCTTACCCGGCATGGCCAGATCTTATATACGGATGGCAAAAGCTATGTTCCGAAAAAATGCACGAATCAGCCATGCTGTCTTATGGGCTTGATGTTCGTATAGCCCGCTTCCACAACATTTACGGCCCAATGGGAACATGGAGTGGAGGCAAAGAAAAGGCACCGGCGGCGATCTGTAGAAAGGTTATTGAATCTAATGACACTATTTTGATTTGGGGCGACGGTGAACAAACCAGATCATTCCTTTACATTGATGACTGTATCGACGCTGTCAGGTTATTAATGCAGTCCGACTTTAAGGAACCTATCAATATAGGGAGCGAAGAAATGGTATCAATCAATGAGCTGGCAAAATTAGCCATGTTCATCGGTGGGAAGGATTTGAAAATTGAACACATCGACGGTCCAACAGGGGTAAGGGGTAGGAATTCAAATAACGACTTGATCCGAAAAGTATTAAATTGGGAACCTAAGTTTTCACTTGCTGAAGGACTGTCTAAAACATATCATTGGATTGAAAACGAAATGAAGAAATGAAGACATTTTTCTTATTTGTCATTATCTGCTGGCCATTTGTAACACTTGGCGCTCAGCTTATGAAGCAGATGAATTTAAAGGAGGACAGCGTATCAACCTCTGCCGGTTATTTCTCGGCCTTCTTCATATTCATTTGCACGATGCTTGTTTATTACTTTGCCGGTATATTCGAATTGGTTACAAAATGAGCAACGAAGAAAAGCAAAGCGTATTAAATCTATTCCCGTACTTCGATAAGCATTCAATTGTTTTCGACGTAGGGAGTAACAAGGGTGATTTCTCTGACTTGTTTGTGAGGAACGTTTCAGAGATTCACCTTTTTGAACCTAACGAAATATTACTCCATTACTCAATGGTGCGTTTCTGCGATCAGAAAAACATCGTGTACAATACCGACGCACTGAGTAACAAGATCGGGTCCGCTGAATTTACCTACTTCACAAACGAGAACAACGGCCTATCCAACATCATTGGAAACAACAAGTGGGATGAGTTACCGTGGAAGAAAAAGCAAGTCCAGACAGACCGGATTGACGATTACTGCGACCGCCATCTATTAAATCACATTGACCTCTTAAAGATCGACGTGGAGGGCGCGGAACTTATGGTATTGGAGGGAGCCAAAAACATGCTCACAGAAAAAGCGATCAAATTTATACAGGTCGAATACGCCGAACACATCCAGGTAACAGGGAGAACATTTGCAGACATTGTTTCTTATGTTGAATCATTCGGATACAAATCACTCAAAACAGACGACAAAGAAAACGTAATATTTGCCATGTCAGACTTTACACAAAATTGGAACGGTGAATTTATCAAGAACACCAAGGGAATGAAGTTTGATTTTGCTTTGGAGATCGGATGTTTTGAGGGGCTAACGTCTCGTTATATCTGTGAAAATCTTTTGAAGTCAGGAGGGCGCATGATCTGCGTAGATCCACTTACAGACGAATACCTACCCGGCCATCCAGACAATCATATGTTCGTCGGGCAGTATGAAAGGTTCATCAAGAACACAAAAGGTTATCCGATAGAACTAATCAGGGAGACAACGCCACAAGCATTCGGTAAACTTTGGGACTATCAATTTGACTTCATCTACATCGACGGCGATCACCGGGAAAATGAAGTGTTTTTGGATGGATGCAACGCCTTTCGAGTGACAAAGGTAGGCGGTCATATTCTATTCGATGATTACGAATGGAGGGAAGAAACCAAAAGAGGCATTGATAAGTTTCTGGACACACACCGCCCAAAGATCACAGTACTACACAAAGGGTATCAAGTTTTAATCCGCAAAAATGAAAATTGATTTACTAGACAGCAGCTATATTTCATTCTGCAACCTTGACGAAAGGTTGGACCGATTGCAGCACATGAACACGGAACTAAACCGCGTCGGTATCAATGCAGTACGACAAAGAAGTTTTCCGTGGAAGGAAACAGACTACAAAAACCCAAAGTATCGGGTGATGTATGAGCGAACACCCGGCGCAATTGGATGCCATCTTTCACAAGTTGAAGTGATGAAAACGGCGTTAGAGCTTGGACTTAATGCAATAGTTTTGGAGGATGATATTAAATTCTGCTCCGACTTTCACGAACGCATGGAGTATATTTCTAACTGGTCTGAAGCTCACGAATGGGATATTGTATGGCTTGGGGCTGCGTTTCACATCAACCCGCCACACTGGCATAGGAAAGGTGAATCAATGATGCGTCCGAACTGTTCAGCTAATTTAGGTTACGACGTAAAGAGAACCGACGACCCGCGCATGATCCGTACCTATGGCTGTTACAATACCTTTGCGTACTTAGTGAATTACAAATCACTGGACAAGATCATTAAACTACTTGACCATCACGTACACGAATCAATTGGGATCGACTGGCTTTTTATCAAGCTGCAACCTCAATTAAAATGTTTCTCCTTTGTCCCTGGTTGCGTCTATCAGATCGATAATCAATCGAACATAGGTCAAGGTATGACAGTATGGAGCGGGCATTTAAACAACGGCCCTTACGTGTGGAAAAACTTAATGAGTGAATTTGACCCCGATGCATTTAACTGGCACGAAGCATCATGACTATAAAATACAGAATCGATCTTAACAAACTCATCCCTGCAAATCCGGTGACAGTAGAATGCGGCGTGGCAGAGGGCTATTTTTCGGAACACATCCTAAAGAACTGGAAACCACAACTGCATTACGCTGTCGACAACTGGTCACACATCGCAGGTATTACGGGGGATGGAAACTTTGACGATGAATGGCATGAAGCAAACTACAAAGCCGCAATGGCAAGGTTTAAGCCATTCAAAGATAAAGTAAGAGTATTGCGCGGGATCACATGGAGAATGTCGCAGCACGTACCTGATAATTCGGTGGACCTGGTTTACATCGACGCGGGTCACGACGAAGATTCAGTGACGAAAGATATTGAGGCATGGTGGCCAAAGTTAAAAGAGTCCGGCGTGATGGCCTTTCATGACTTTGAAAATATATCCTATGGCGTGAATGTAGCTGTGAGAAAATTCGCACAAAAGGAAGGTATTAATTTACATCGCATAGATGAAGACAAACAGGAAGACGCGGGTGCATATATCATCAAACCTAAACGTAAAAAGTAATGCTGATCGATTTTAGAAAACTGTTTCCAAAGTACGGCATCAAGCCGTCAGGAGTTTTACACCTTGGAGCAAACGTAGGGGAGGAAGCGCCGGTATACGATGAGTTGGGAATTAAAGACGTTATTTGGGTTGAGGCAAACCCCGATTTGATACCACAACTTGTGACTAATACAAATCAGTACAAACACGGCATTATCTTAGCGTGCATGGGTGACGTTGAAGGAAAGGAAGTAGATTTTCATGTATCAAATAACGCTGGGCAAAGTAGTTCTATACTGGAACTTGGAACGCATAAAATAGCACACCCAGAAGTACATTATGTGGAGTCGTACAAAACAACCATGCGGCGAGGTGATGTTTTGTTTAATGAAATTGGGCTAGGGTCGATTGATTTTCTCAATCTCGATTTACAGGGCGCAGAACTTTTGGCTTTGCGTGGCATGGGTGATCTGTTAAAGCAGTTCAAATGGATATACACTGAAGTCAATCAGCAGGAACTTTACAAAGGATGTGTACTTGTAGGTGATCTTGATTTGTTCCTGAACGGTCACGGGTTTAAGCGCGTGGAAACATCATGGTGCGGAAATACTGGTTGGGGCGATGCACTTTACATCAAAGGAATATGATCTACATTCTAATAGCCTTAGCAATCGGGACAAACGCTTTCAATACACAGCGTAAAACAATATCCCATCCTTACTGGAAGTCAGATCACTTTGAAGAAAGGAGTTTACCAGACTCTTTAAAAGGTAAGCCGATACAGCACATTGACTCAGTGTTTCAAGCGAAAAGAAAATGATCGACATTTATCGAGACATTAAAGTTGGAGCTAAGTTTAGGGTAAATCCGGGCAAAGGATCTCACTCAAAAGAACCTTACATAGTCGAGGTTGTTGAGGTTTTTAGCTGGGGTTTCTCAACGCAAATGGCAGGATCAATGCCATCCGATATAGATATTGCACCTCACGTTCGAGAGTTCACATTTAAAAGCAGTGAATGGAAGGATTACCACCATAAGCGCTTCGAAAAAATATGAACATTGAAGCACACGTACTATGCTGGAACGAAGCCGATACGATACACCTGACAGTAGAACACTACCTTAATTTCTGCCAGAGCGTTATTGTATGGGATAACTTCAGCGACGATGGCAGTCCAGACATAGCCAGATCACTCGGAGCCAAAGTAAAAACCTTTGGAAAAAAAGGCGTATTTGATGACCGGTCAAACATGGACTTGAAAAACTCCTGCTGGAAAAAGTCACACCCGGGAAATGATCGCCGAGATTATGTTATTGTAGTCGATGCCGATGAAGTTTTAATGGGCAACAGCCATAAGTATCGATTAAGAACGATTAAAGATGCAACCATTTTTAAAACACAAGGTTGGAACGTTTTCAGCTACCGTATGCCAGAGCAATCGTGGTATGATGTTACAAACGGCATACACGAAGAAAACTACTCCAAGGCTGTCATATTCGACCCCAAAGCCATAACAGATATTAACTACAGGGCCGGCGCGCACGTATGCAGTCCTAAAGGACGTGTCCAATGGTCGGAAGAAACCCTATATTTACTCCATTACCGAAACGTAGGAGGGCCGGAAAGGCTCGTAAAAAGACACGCTGCATACCGTGAAAGGTTCAGTGATGAGAACAAACAGCGCGGGTGGGGTTATCATTGCATGTGGGAAGATCAAAAACGTATAAAGGAATGGTACGAAAAATATTCTCGATCAAAACCATTAGAGCTTTTTTCATAGGCTGGTATCGAACTATCTTCAAAATAGAGGAAAGGGAGGCAGACCGAAAGCTCACTATCTGTGATAGTTGTTTTGCAAAGAACGGCGACTCATGCGCTTTCTGTGGGTGCAATCTTAAAGCTATGGCCAATTCTGGTGAAAAATCCCTATGTGAACTAAAGAAGTGGTGACAATTTATGGCACCCGTCAAGGGTATCTAAACGGCTAACTTGCTAAGGTGAGAAAGCCTGTCAAAAATCCACAAGAGCGCACCGTTTCCCCTAGCCCTCAACTATTCGGGGGTAAGAAATCAAGCGAACCAGAGAATCTAAAACGTGAAATTTCAACCCCTGCACAGCGTAATTGGGCGGAGGGTACAATTCTTTACGGTGAAGATGACGCACTACCTTTGCGTATTGCTCAGGCCGTGGAAGAAAGCCCGGCTGCAGCATCGTGTATCAATACCATTGCCCAATTTATAAAGGGTTCTGGCTTCTCAGAACCGGATCTACAGAAGTTTGTAATCGATCAGAACGGCACCACCCTTTGGGACTTCCATTGCTCCTTAGCTGATTCATTGGCCTTGTTTTGGGGATTCTCGGTAAACTTCAAATACGACAAGGCTGGCCGGATTGTTAATACCTTCCAGCTCCCATTTGAGAGCTGTAGGTTTAAGGAACCCGGTGAAAAGTCACCGTATATCACCCACATAAAATACAATCCGTACTTCGGTACACTCGAAAACAAAAAGGAATACACCAAAGAATTCAGTGTTTTTAATCCTGAGAACGTAAGCAAGGAACTATCCGAACTCAATAAAGAGCATCGCGACCAATACCCAGGACAGGTTTTTTACTATGGCAAAACGTCGCCACTGTCAAGATTCTATCCGAAACCTAAATATTGGAGCGCCAAAGAGGCTATCCAGGCTGACCATAAACTACAGGAATTTGTAAACGAAGAACTGGAAAACGGATTCTTTCAATCGGTTATTATAAACATGATTGGAGATCCGGACGCACCAAGCCCTAACCCGGAACATTGGACCGAAGAAACCCTATCTGATGGGGTGACTAAAAAGAAAAAGTCTACAATGACCGTAGGCCAGGCTTTCAATGAGTGGATGGGGACAAACTTCAGCGGATCTAGGAAAGCGGGTACAGCGCTTACAATGTGGTCAAAAAATCAGGATGCCACCGCCAAGGTAAGCGGGTTTCCAAGTACGTTCGCGTCAGATCAACTCATTGCCACTAGGGACAGCATTATAAAGATCATCACCATTGCCACGGAGGTTCCTTCTATCCTGGCTAATATCTCGGAAGGTGTTTCTTTGGGTTCGGGAGGGTCGGAGATTCAAAAGGCAATCGAACTCATGCAGTCTCGCACGTTAGAGTTCCGCACTGTTTTGGAAAACTTCTACAACAACGTCATGTTCCCGAACATGCAGAAGCGTCCCGAAGCAGATGCAAAGATTGTAAACTTCAACCCGATCACGCAGCCTATTGAAATCAATAAAGAGGTTTGGGAGTTCTTAAACGAGCAAGAAAAGGTATTGTTCATCAAAAAGAACATGCCGGAAATTGAGATCGTGAGAACAGCAACGGTAGTAAATCCGCCGGCAGAAGGCACTACAACCCCGGCAGTAGATGAGAACGGTCAACCCGTACCGGAACCACCAAAGCCAAACGAAGCGCTGAAAGATTTGAACCTTACCCAGATCGGAAGGATTCAAAAAATAGTGCGGCGTTTCAACGTAGGCGAAATTACTTACGATCAGGCGAAACAGATTTTAATGAGCTACGGACTTACAGAAACAGATTTAGCGGCATGGCTAGTAACCACTGAAGAAGTATGAGCTTACAATTAATACCGATAGCGTACCTGAAAGAAGAATGTTTCTTATCTGACAACATCGATGAACGCAAGTTTCGACCTTGTATCGATGACGCTCAGGAAGATTTGAAACAGGTTTTAGGGGTTGAGTTTTACGACCAGATCGTTACTCAGTACGGCACAAACCCAAAGACGTTAAGTGCCGACAACCAGACGCTATACGACAGCTACATCAAAAAGTATTTAGCCTGGCAGACGTACATGTACTTCATTGGGTTTTCTAACTCGGAGTCAACGCCGACAGGTGAAAGGGAATTCATTGA